CTCGTACACCAGGTGGTGGAGATAACTATGATGAAACCATCAAACGTGAGAGAGACCTTAAGGCAAAAGGAATGATGAAAAAAGGTGGAGCAGTTAAGAAAGCTGAGAAAGGTACAAAGTTTGGTATGCTATCGGTTAAGGCTAAAGTAGATAATAATCCTGGCATTACAGCTGCTGATCGTATTGCTGGTGCTAAAGGATTAGCTAAGAAAGGTGCATCTATGAAGAAATGTAAATATGGCTGCAAATAAAAAGAAAAAGCCTGTGCTAAAAATGCACAAGCCTGCAAAAGCTCCTAAGGTTGCTGCTCCTAAACCATTGGATGGTAACTATATGAGAGAAAGTGATACTCCTAGTAGACGTAAGAGTCCTATGCTTCCTATGAAGCAGAAGCGACTATCTAAATAGTTTTGTTCATTTCATAATTGTGATTCACACCAAGTAAAAAGGAGACCATTGGCCTCCTTTTTCTTTGTCATCTATGCCATGCATATGGTTTGGGTATTTGATCGTAATAGGGTTTGTCAAAATGAGGAACTAGTTCTATGACTCCTTCTTCAGAATGTAACACTGCATCTGTACGTTCTAACACTTCTTTGCTTGGAAGTATACCCATACCAGATATGTGTAGAGTATTCATACCCCATCGATATATCATTGTAGGTTCTGAGAACATATGAATATTTGCATTATGTCCAAATGTTATATCAGCATCCTCATCACCACTCTTATCAGGCCAGGTGATCCTGTCTAGATAAGCTTTAATGTAGCAATTTCCATTATTGATATTGTCTTCTTTCTTTTCATATTTATTATTAACAAAGAAGTAATGGTGATTACTTCTGTATATCTCATGTCCAGGGTTATTTACAATTGCATTAGTTAGTAAGGTTAACCCTCGCTCAGCAATTAAATCATCATCGTCTAATCTGTATACATAATCGTACTTACATTGTTTGTAGCCCCACTCTAGCTTAGCTGCTATAGATGGAAATCTTTCCTCACAGTTAATGATCTTCACTCTAGGATGATCGTATGTGTATTTCACTTTAGGACTATCATTTATTACCACCATCTCAAAGTCTTCACTTTGTCGTAGAAATGATTCAATAGCCTCTTCTAAAAAGTGATGGCGTTGATAAGTTATTGTTAATACAGATATCATTTGTTGATTTGTTTTTTAATTTCATCATATATCCATGTGGATACGTTGTACTTTTGAGTTTCATCTAGTTCATCTAGTAACCAGTCTTCTTTCATATCTTTAGAATGAAGCCACATATGTGATAGATAAGCGTACTTATTATAAACTTCTTTATAGAAAGACATTGCTGTTTCTCTGTCACATTTATAAAATCCCCAATCGTAATCGTCTACATTAGGAAGTGTTTTCCACATATCACACATTTCACCACCATACGCACATCTATCCCAAGGAGAAGATGCTGAAATAAAGTCTTCATACAAATACAATAGTGTAAGACCAAGTGTATAGTCTACATTGATTTGTGTTTGCTTACATGTTTCTAGTGTAAGAGATTGCCAAGATACTCCATCTCCAATATATAACTCTTTATCAGCTTCTATTATCTTTGGGTTTGATAGTAGTGTATGAATAAACTTACTCCTTGGTTCAAAGTTTAACCAACAATCATTTCGAGGGAATATAGAAATATGATCATATCCTGCTATATCTCTAAAGTCTCCTGGTAAACAATCTTCTGGAGTGAGGTTATTATAATGACACGTATGCGGATCATATGATCTACATATAATGTTCTTACTAATTTCAGGTATAGGTTTTATAGCAAGATCATCAGTATCTATATAGCTACCACCAAACTTGTATAATAATATCAATCTAATTAGATCAGAACGTTCCCTAGGATGTGCATTGACGTAATGTTTTTCTAAATGTTCTTTAGGAACAGGAAGACCTTCAAACAAAGAAAGATCCCAAGTACGAACTAATATTCTATACTTGGGATCAAAGTCTTCTTTCTTTAAGCTATTTGATACAATAATTATTTCATGATTGGGATTGAATACTCTTGTTGAGTATACACAATCGTTTAATATCTTTCTACGAGAATCGCAAATATTACCATCCCAATAGAAAAATATTATATTTACCATACAAGAATAACATCAAACGGTGATACTAATAACTTATTCTCCCCATTGATAGGAATCACTGGTGCTTTACCTAAAGATGCTGGATCTACCAAGATCTCATCTCCTGCCTTGATGTCTGTAACTAGATCACCTACAGAGTATACAGTGAGCTTGTTAAGCTTCTGCATCATCTCTTTCTCAAGAGCTTCTTTTGTGTTCTCATCCACAATAAGTTTACCTTCGTCTTTCTTAGGAAGGTCTAGCAATAATCTATTGCCGCGTAGTAATTTGAAGTCTGCCATTATGCTATCTCAGTTAAGTTTTTAAATCTTACCATGTCTTCACCTGTTAAGTGAATCTCTGACTGATATACATCACGCTTACGTGTTACGCCAATCATCTTGTTAGTCTTAACATTGATGTTAGGTGTTTCAATAACACGCTCATGGATGTCATCTAATAATACTAAGAGATCATCAGCATCCATCTGTACTGTACGAATCACTTTATTGATGTTGAAAGAATCTATAAAGTGACTACCGTTCTCCTCTTTACGAGAGTAAAAAAATTGATTTGTCATTGGTTTATTTTATTTAAAAGTTCAATACGTCTTCTATTAACTTCTTCAAATCTGTACATATCGTTCTCTACAGACTCGTGTTCTAACAAAGATAATAGAATAATATTAGATTTATCATACTCTAGCTCAGGATATTTACTCTTAGGGAGGATATGATGAAAGAATGTTGATAATGGTTCACTTCCCAGATAGTCACCGCTCACCTCAGAGTAGTGTTTACGCTCTTTCCAGATCTCTAAGAACAGGTTTCTCATGGTTTCTATCTTAGTCTTCTTGACGAACATATCACGCTTAGCTACTAAGAGTCCTCCACGCTTTGGTGTGATGGGCTTACGCTTGATGTGATTCAAGCATAAACCCTTTCCCCACACCCGATTCTCACAACCCTCTACACTACAGCTCTTCATCCTTTGAATAAGTTATCTCTCGTTGAATATACCAGAGAGCTTTCTGAAGGTCTTGATTTTTGTTATCCTTCTTATCTGATCTAAGAATATACTTAATAGCATTTCCTAAATTAAATCCTAGCTCATAGTCTTCAATGATATCAATAACTTCAAACCTATTACCCTGGTAATGATCAGGATGATTAACCATCTCTCTTTCTAGTATCTCTTTCATAACTTTACGTGCTCCGTATGGATCATCTCCTAATGCTTTTATTTCTTCTTGTAACACTTGTTTTCTTCGAGCAATCTCTGCTTGATTTGCTTGATACATTTCTTCTTCTAATTGATCAATCATGTTCTGCTGTGTTTTCTGTTTTTGATAAAATATTACGTTCTTCTAACATTTCTTCAACCTTAACCCAATCTACAAAAGGTTTTGATGATAAATTAAGATCAATTTTTAATGGGCATCCTATGGCACTGTCATCTATCATTAAAGGAGCATAACTTTTAGGGGATTCTGTCCATGTAGATTGTGTAGGATTTGTTTGTACTCCATATAAAGGAATATCATTATCCATAAACCATTTTATAGCATCATTTAAGAAATGACCATTGGTATCAGGCGTAAGATCTCCTTCAATTTCTTTAAAGGTGATCATGTTGCTTCTCATAGTAAAGAGGATCAATTGATGACCCTCTTCTACTAATCTCTTTAATACAGGAATTGCTCCTATATCTTTACCTATTTCTGGAAAACTGTGTGTTACACATGTTCCATCAAAGTCTATGTTGATTGCTATAGGTTTTATCATAATCCTGTAGATCCGTGACCTCCTTCACCACGTTCTGTTTCTGATAATTCATCTACTTCTACATACTGTGCCAATGGTACAGGCATGATGATTAACTGAGCAATACGATCACCTACATTATAGATTTTATACGGTTCTTTATAAGCCGCTTGATCTCTGTTAATCATATTAAATGTAACCATAATCTCACCTCTGTATCCTGAATCAATAACACCAACACAGTTAGCCATTGATAAATCATAGTTACGTACAGAGGAACGTGGGAACACGAGTCCTACCATTCCTTCTGGTATTTCTACAGCTAATCCTGTACCATAAAATGCCTGATGTCCAGACATATCAACTGATGTAGCTACAAGATCTGCACCTGCATCTCCTGGCTTACCAAACTTAGGCTTCTGTGCCTCTTGTACTAACTTCTTAAATTGAATCTTCATTTTCTGTTTCGATTGTTTCGTTTACAACTTCTGTATTATTGATAGCATCAATGATGTCTTGACGTAATTTATCAGAGAACTCATCATTGTCTTCTAGTAATGTTCTGAATTCATCTGCTGAATATTTAACATCTGCATAAGTGATAGTCTTACCGTATTTACGTAAGATGTCATGATCACCACCTAAGCTCATTATCTCATTGAACTTATCGATACCTGTACCGAATACGATCTCAAAATCTATTGCTTTGAATGGAGGAGCCATCTTGTTCTTGATAGTCTTAATCTTAGTGATATTACCATAAGCTTCTGTACCTTCCTTAGCAAGAGTCTTGCTTACCTCGATACGTACATCAGCATAGAATTTCAATGCGTGACCGCCCTGAGTTGTTCTAGGATCACCAAACATCATACCAATCTTCTCACGATACTGACTTACAACAATAACACATGTATTGTTTCTAGATAGAGCACCTTTTAACTTAGGATATGAATCACTATTAAGCTTAGCTTTTCTACCAATAGAACTATCACCAATGTCACCATCTAGTACCTTCTTAGGAATCAATGAACTATCTGAATCTATGATAACCAGGTCAACTTCTCCAGTCTCGATCATATCAAGAGCAATCTGAAAACCCTCCTCGCCATGTGATGGCTGAGCAATTAACATATCAGAGATGTTTACGCCTAATGCAGTAAAGTAATTAGGATCAACAGCATGCTCGCCATCTATGTATAACACTTTACCACCTGTCTTCTGACAGTTAGCAGCAGCGTGACCACAGATAGTAGATTTACCTGAACCCTCCCAGCCTACAAGTTCGTAAAGTTTCCCTTTAACGAAACCTCCTACGCCTAAAGCAATGTGATCAAATGCAATAGATCCTGTAGAAATAAGATCATATTCATTGTGATTCTTATCTCCTAATGATAAGATTGTACCCTCACCATATTTTTTATTGAGAGCATCTAATGCCTCCTGGAATTTGGATTTTCCAGTGTTAACCTCTTGTTTCTTAGCCATTTCATTATGTTTTTTGTTCACTTAAATTTACAAATATTTCATCAAAAAAGAAATAGCCTAGACGCAAAACATCTAGGCTATCTGAAACCAAACACAATTTAAATTTAACACAACGTTAAATCTTTAGTCTCTTTAATCCACTTGGGATTATAAGGACAATTTTTACATTTGTTACCGCAGCATTTGCCTCGACTTGCTAAGAATTCTTTAGACAAGCTCGCAGGCACCTCCTCCGCAGGCAACTGATTCATTGAAGTTAACTGTGTCATCTACTTCTTTAATCTTAGTAATATCAATTTCTTTTAATTCACTAATAAGTGAATTGTATTTCTCTTCAGTGATGTCCTCGAAAGGAGCTTGCTGATATGAACCACCCCAATAAGGTAGTACAGATAAACCGTTATAGAACTCACGGTTGTCCCACATCCAGTCTCCTACCATTTTCCATTCATCTTGTTGAATAGAGATAGTAGCGCTTACGTTATGTGTATTGTCACCGTTAACGTGTCCAGAGTTAATCCAATTGGTAGAAAAATGCTTCACACGCTCAAGCGTATCGATAGCTGTTTCAGTACGTAAGATAGAACCTTCTGGTGCTTTCACTGGAATACGTACACACACTGTATCATTAGGGCGTAATACATCATCTTCACATAGCTCAGGATGATTCTCCATTAAGTACATTGCAATGTCTTCGTTCTTGTTGAAGCGCATTGTACGTAAGTAATAGTCATTATGCCAAGCATGGATACCAGATGCAGTTCCTAATACTAGAGATGTAGTACCTGAAGGTTTAACACATGTAATACGTGCTGCTTCATTGATACCAGTCTTCTCTGTAATTAGTTGATTCACCTTCTTAGCAATGTGAGCTGCTATTTCTAGTTTGTATTTCATGATTTCTCCTGAACCAATACCAGTCATACCAATACCTAACAATGCATCTTTCTGTGTAGTTGCAGCCCAGATAGGACGCAAGTAGTGAAAGTTTGTAAATCCTGCTTGTAACGTACCAAAGAATGCAGCTGCTGCTACACGCTCATTAAGATCTTCTTGGCTAGTTACATCACTCACATTCACTTCACATAGATTACAGAATTGGTATGGACGTAATGCAATCTCACAACATGGGTTAGTTCCCCAGTCTTGATTGTTACTCCAATACAAACCTGGTTCTCCAGATCCTGATGCTTCTACACGCTTCCATAATTCCATGAACTGCTCTTCTGTCACTTCACCACGAGGTAACACTGCAGAGTTGTTAGAACGACCACGCTGCTCATTAAGCTCCCACCAGTTACCATACTTACATGTAATCATCTCTTCGTCCGTGTAATCAAACAAACAGATCATAGCTGATCTACGGATACCACCAGCTAACACTGAGTTAGCAATGTGACATAGGATATCATGGCATTCTAAGGGAGATAATGTCTCTCCTGGTTGCTTTCTATCTAAGACAGCCTGAACGTGTGTGAGGCAAAGCTTAAGAGGCTCTGGGCCTGGTGCTTTACCACCTGCTGTTACAAGACGTGCACCTTTTTCACGAATAGCACGGAAATCAAACTTAGGCATGAACCCACCTTCTAGGTAAGCTTTCATTAACACCTTCACAGCATCAGCCCAGCCCATGATACTATCCTCAATAAGGTAGGTGCGAGCTTTGCCTGGCTTAGTAATATCTGGTAGTTCACTTACGTGATGTGATTGTACTGAGTATCCTACACCTGTACCTCCTAACAATAAGAACATTGTCTCAGAGAATGAATGGATACTATCAATTGGTAAGAAACAACAGTTGTAGATACGGGCGTTGTTTACTTCAGCTGCAGCACCTGCAAACTGTAATGCTCTCATAGAAGGCAAGATTTTCTTGTCTCTAATCATTGGGATTGAAGTCTTGATAGATTCCTCTAAATAAGGGTACTTCTTGATCATCATTGTTTCGTAACGATCAACAATCTCATCCCACGTTTCTCTTCGTTTTAGCTCTGGAATGTACTTTGCGTACTTGCTAAAAACCGTGATAGAACTTAATGCCTGGAGTCCTAAATCTGTACTTGTATTATTCATTATTATCTTGTTTTAAATAGTTACTAATCCAATCATGAAGTAAATTAATATCATACCAACTGTTTACTGATATAATAAGACAATGGCCAAATGTTTTATCACTTGAAATTGCTATATCCTCTACAAAACTTGGTATATTATACTTTGCTCTCTTTTCTTTGTCAGGAACAAATACTGGTATAATATCCTCAACAGAACCTCCAGTATATTCTATATGGTCATATTTATGCAGATTGAATACAGGTTCAAATTTATCTACATCATCTACAAACACTCTTAACTGTGCTGAGTCAAGACTAATGTACTGTGTCTTGATTAAGTCTTCTATATTACTCATTGTTTAAATAATTTATTGCGTTCTTCAAAAATTCTACACTGTCATCAAACTGACCTAATCCTTTGTTACACTTTCCACATAGAATACCTCTAACCTTTCCAGTTGCATGATCATGATCAATATGAATCTCAGAACTTAACTCTCTATTACATATTGCACATTGATTGTTTTGATCATCAACCATCTGATTAAACTGTTCTTTTGTTATTCCGTATCTCTTAAATCTACCTGTACTCTTTGCGTAGTTCTTGAATCTTTCTTTTGAACAACTTTTACAAACAGATGTTTTTCCAGACTTATTGTTATAGTATTCTGAGTCAGGTTTGTGTTGTTTACAATCAATACAACATCTTTGATTATTCTTATCATACAAAACCATTCCTAAACCTCCTGCATTCAACGAATTAGAGCAAGATTTACAAGCATGATTGTATTTCTTAGCTTTATAAAAATAAGATTTACTTGCAAATTCTCTATCTTTTTTACAGATTGGACAGGCTAATTTGTAAGTAATTTTACTCAAGGCTTCTAGTCCTAAATCCATATAGTTGATTATTTTAAATGTTGAAAATTAAAGGGCTACAAATGTAACTTTGTAGCCCCCAATAAACAATCAATTGCAAAAATTAAGTTTAACTATTTTCCTTATCAATAACTGATTCAGTTAGTTTTTCCTCAAGCATCTCCATTGCGGTGTATACTGCATCTCTTTCAGCATCTTTTCTACGTGCAGAAGTTGTACCACCCATCTCTCCATTGACTATAGGAACAAACTGTCCTGTCATTGGTAGATCATACATAAAAGTCATTTCAATAATGATGTTATGCTCATCAAAGAAATAAAACAATGATGCTGGGTTTGCCTTAATGACTGCTACAATAGTGTCATCAATATGGGTAGAACCGTGCTCTCTTATCATCTGCTTGAATTCCTCAGTGGCGTCACTTGTGTTATCAATTGACTCTTCTAACTTATTTGTGTAATGTATTCTTAATGCATCTAATACATTAGGATACTGTTGTAACTCCTCTAGTGTCATATTAATTCTTGTTGTTTAATTGTTGTTAAATTTAATGTTTCATTCTCTATTTCAAAACCATCCCATACTTCCATTTCATCATCGAACTCTATACCGAGTCTGTCTTCCCAGTACTGACGCAAGTCTTCAGCCTTCCTAAAGATTTTGTGCTGCAAAGCTACCTGATCTTTGTGTAGACCATTCTTTAGTATCTTTAAGACCTTGGGGAATAACTCTTGAAATTCTTTGGAAGTTTTAGAATATTTACCCTGCTTAATAAGAATGAAATCAGCTTTCCATTTGTTGTCTAGTTTATAAACAACCACTACAAAACCATCTTCATAATCATAATCATCAAGCAGAGACTTAGTTCTTATAGCCTCACTGTCTAAGAACTCTCTAAATTTATCCAGGTTGTCTGGTTTAAACAGGAGATATACAGCATTTTTATACTGTACATCTCTTCTGTCATCACTCAAATATCCATTTAGATACCCGTTGTCCTTAAGTTTATCTCGATTAATCTTAAGAGTAGGTACAATGAATATACTTGTTATTGTTTTTCTTAACTCCATATTATCCTTTAACGTTTACAATACCACCACTTAAATAATTGTTTCGAGATATATTCCATTTGTCATTTGCAATGGCCCACTTCAAGTTGTCAATAGTTTCTAACACGCCAGGATACTTATATCCCTTAAGTTCGAAACCATCTCTAGCATTTGTCATGTCTTCTGTATCTAGTGTATAGATGAGAGGACTAAGATAGTTAGTACTATCGCAGACAATGAACATAGGATATTCAACTTTGTATCCTAGATCTACTAGCTCTTTGAAATGATAATGTGCAGCATGCCAATACAAGAATGCTTGGATGTATGCTCTTCTATAAAGATAATATTCTTTGAAGAAACCTTCAACACTCCATGTACATTTAAGATCATACACTTGAATAATTTTATTCTCATGATCTACAATCACCTTATCCATCATACTCTTGAATAGATGACCATGTACTGTATAACCTTCTACCTGTAATTGGTTATGTACATCAATCTTGGCAGTCCTGGTTTGATTAACAATAGATGCAGTGATAGGATTGTTTTGCAACTCTTCTACAATGCGCTCAGCATTAGTTACATCTCTTACAGATACAACTGTCAAACCCTTGGTTCTCACCTCACGTATTTCTTGATAGTACACTTCAGCCTCAGAGCCCATGAACTTCTTCATGACAGCTTCGTACGCAATCTTGTATCCTGAATCAGCATATGCATCTCTAGATATCTCTTCAAACGTACGTGATACTTCACCAAACTCATCTGTAGCCTCTTTTGTATGTTTGTACAAAGCTTCTACAAATTTCAACATACCCTCTGTTGGAGTAGTCTCGCACACAGATGGAAAGAACTTGTCATCAAACAATTCTGGTTCCATCAACTTAGTCTCAACAATTCTACCCATAGTGGCAGCTTTTGTTTCATCATCTTCAATCTTCTCTCCAAGTACATATCTACGATAGTACTTCTTGCGGTCCATTGAAAACTCTTTTAGACTAGAAGAGCTATCCATTAGGATAGCTCGGTAACTTGCTTCTGTTCTATTCGGTCCCTTTATCATTTTGTAATTCTATAAATGAGTTAACTATTTCTTCATGCATTCTTCTTACTTCCATTGGTACTTGCTTGAACCACCATCTCACCTCTATCTCATACTCTCTACCTTGTTCATCACGTCCTCTTGGATTAATCAACCAGAAGTTATGTGTCTTACCATCAAACTCTACTGATCCTTCATGCCACACCTCTGTAAACGAGGGTGTTCTATTAATCGATACTTGCACTTTCTTTTCCATTATTCTTCTTCTATACGTAAAACAATACCAGCTTTAAAATTAGCAGCTGCTTCTTGTGATGATTTAGCTTGTACATACATCCACTCTTTATCTTCTCTTCCATGAGGAAGATATATTACTCTAAACTTTTTCATTTCTTTCTGATTTTGTTTTGAAATTGTGACACGATTCGCATAATACTTGTAAATTATCTACTTCACAAAACAGCCTCTCAATGAAATCAGGCAGGTTTTGTGCAGATTTAAGACTTCCTGCTGGGCAAATATGATCCACATTAATCTTCTTATCAGGAAACCAATTCTTACAATGGTTGCACTGGTATTCAAACTTCTGTCTCTTTAAAGGTCCTTTGTATGGACGCCTTGCATTAGCCTTGGCTTCAGAGATAGGCTTCCAATATCTTGACTTCTGTCTTAATGCACTTCTAATAAAGGACCAAAACGCTGATTCTGTCATAGTTCCAGAGTTCCTTGTTTTAGGAACCCTGGATCTTTTTACTGGTATCTTTCTTACTATTCTCTTAGCCATAAGGTGTTATATATGTCACAAATATACATAGAATTGTAACACTTATTACACAATGACTACTCTACCACCAATTACTTGCTTCATATCTTCAAGACTAGAGATGATATTCTGCACAGTTTGAGGATTGATAGTAGGGAAGTTGAAGTTGTACTTCTTAGCCTCAGCTGCGAATCCTTCTTTAACCTTCTCTGCTAAACCCTCAAGCTCCTTGATAGCATAAGAATCATCCAACTGCATAGTATCAAAGTCTAGATCATGCAATATAGATGTAGCCTCATCACGTGGTACAGTCATGATTGGTAAATACTCATAACATCTACCCTTATGCTGACCAATACCTACTACCTTCATAGGATTGATTAACACTAACATAGACTGATCACCACATCCTACATAATGAATCTGATCTGCAGTGAAGTGTAAACCTGCTGCTGCACAATCCTGTGTAGACCAGTTACACTCTTCCATAGGCATGCTAACAGGAACACCTACACGAATGTCAAACGTCTTAGTCCAATCATCTGTAAAGCGATTCTCTGCACGATTAGGTAGGTCAAGATACAACTCTGTCAAGTCACCAATGAATTCACCATGTTCTTTCTCAACAACATCATTGTATCCACCTTCTCCATCACATGTTGGACATCCGCAATCCTCGTCATCACAATTCTCACCATAGCAATAACTACACTCTACCCACTCCTCAGTTGTCAAATCGTCCTCATGCACAAGCTTGTACTGACCATTCTCTAGATATACATCATAGTCATGGGGACTCTTCTTCCATACAGCTTTCACCTTGTTGTAGCTGTTGCTTACAAAGTGTACAAGTTCTGCACCACCATGTAATGTAACTACGTTACGTAATGCAACAAAGAAACCTTGCTTAGTGATTCTGAAGCTATTGTCTTTCAAGAAACGGAATAGCTCATCAGCTACCTCAGCACGTGGATTTAAACAACACCACATCCAGAAACGCTTCAAGCCTTCCCAACGCTCATTGACGTCTGAAAAAGGTCCTTCTTCATAATTAGCTAGAAGAATGAACTCTTCAATCAATAATTGAGGCATGCTACGATCAATACCTATCATATACAAAGCACCTTCGCGCTCCTCAAACTCATCTGGAGCAAACTCAAGAAGAGTTTTGATACCTGCAGTCAATGCTGCGTTACGTTTAACTTCTTCCTCAAACTTACGCTTCTCTTGCAAACCTTCAGAAGAACTACATACAGTAAACAACTCAATCTCACTCTTTGCTTCACGAGCAAGATTAAAGTGATCGATTGTAGCTGGGTGCTTACTGATGATATTACCATCGTTCAAGATGACAGTTAGTACATCATTAACAAACTTGATGTTTGCATAAGGCTTACCGCTGCTCTTGATAACATCATTAGATGTTACGACATCATTTATCATGTCTAACACTGCCTTATCACGATCTAATAAGGACTTAAAGAACTCTAAACTTGAATTGTTCATTTTGTGATTGTTTATAAGAATGTCCAGTAAATTACACAATAAACTGGACATTCTCAAGTTGAAAATACTATTTAACTAATTGATAATCAGAACTATGCAGCCTCATCTAAAACTTCCACCACCTCTGGTTTTACCTCTGTGGTGATGTTGTAATTAGGCTTACCCATACGTGCTTTCTTGTAACGACACATATCTTTAAGAACAGTTATCATTGGGTCTACATTAACGCCAGGATAAGTTTTCATGTGATATGCAATTGTTTCTATAAATGGAAACTTTGTAACAAGCTTATCTACTTTTAACAACAATGGATATAGTTCTACATCATACTTGTTATTCTCTGAAGCAAACTTATCAATATTGAACGTTTCACATGTAGTTGATGTAGCATAATCATTATGATATAGCTTTTTAAATCTAACTAATGTATCCACATCTTTTGTAAGTTCAGGTAACACTTCTCTCATTCCTGGTTTAGCATTAAACGTAGCATCATAAACACCCATCATCTTCTTGATAAGTCTTGCTATAACTACACGTCTGAATGGTTTGTTATCACCTTTCAAGAATGTTTCTAGGCTCATAAAGTTATGAAGATTGTACATCTCCAACACTTTAATTTCTCTATCAGACATAATTACCAAATTAACATGGTTCTTAAACATACCAAATAGATAATCTAACACTGGACGATCAGACTCCTTACCATAAACAGTCAAACTCTTTCTTGTGTGAAGAGTTTTACCACTTAGTATGATAGGTGTAAACTTAGCATTGGATCCTGTATAACGTTCAGGAGTCTCAGCTATCTTACAATTGACATCACCTTTCTCTTTTACGCCACCATTTTTAGAAGCTTTAGGCTTAGGTTTGTAGTTCTTAGCTTTATCAGCAGCAATCCATGCTTCTGGTATCTCAATAGCATCAAGATCAATAAACTCTTCAACTATCTTATTGACACAAGATTGAAACTCTGTAATGATCGCTCGCCACTGCGTCTTAGGATAGTTGTACAACTTCAATAAATCAAAGTAGGAAGACATATCTGGACTACCAAGAATTGTATTTCTCTTTGCTTTATCTTTAGAGAATAAAGTGAAGTCTGTAACCTTCTTGACAAACTTTACAGATTTACCTTTCCATATCTCTTTAATGTAACGACGTTTACGATCACCAAATACACCAGTGAATATAGCAAGCTGAGCACTTGATCTATTTCTACTAATGTTAACTTGCTTATCCCAATGACCTCTAGTTTCAGATAGTCTACTTCTGTAACTATTAAGTTCATACTTTGCTTCATACTCAAACATCATATAGTCTTTAACTTTGAAAAGACTTTCTGCTGTGAAATATGTACATCCTATCAACGTTGGTTTACGCATTGGAATCGTAGCATGCTTCAAGATTTCAGTAACTTCCATATCATCACCATTGTGGTTCTTGATATATCTAGCACTTGAACTAAAATACTCAATAGCTGTACGTACATCGTCTGTATCTACAATAGTTTCATTGTATTTAGCCATGAATACATTAGCTACAGTTGCAATCTTAGCAAGGATGATCTGCTTAGCTTCCTGAGTGTATCTCAATGCCTCTCTGTTAGGAGTTGGAAATATACCATCTGTAAGACTAAACTTAAGACCAAGGCGTACATCGATACGTTTGATACCAAGCTTGTCAAAGTCTAATGGATAGTAAACGTTATCAAGACATACATGCAGATTGTGATCTGGACATAATTCAGACTTCTGATAGTGCTCACTTCTGAAGATGGTGAACTGGTTGTTCATATCATCAACATCAAAGTATACGCTTTCAAAATATGCTAGCTGCTCTTTAATCTTAGTCTTGAAGTCATAGCTATCTGACCACTTAACAGGGATGGTAATCTTGATGCCATTACTCTTATCAGTAGGTCCTTCATGTAACAAGTCGATAGAATTTACATCTTCTCCTTCGTACATCATATACTTACGTTCCACACCATTCTTACGTGCTGTAAAATAAAAGCTAGATGCGTAAGCTAATGGAGCCTTAAAACCAAGGCCCATCATACCTAATTCTGTAGTGCTATTACGCTTTGTACTCTTACCATACTTACTGATAATGTTTTCTACATCATCAGCATCTAAGCCTGTACCAAAGTCCTCAACAGAGAACTCATAGTTATTAGATACCTTAGTGAGCTTAACAATAATAGGTGTATCAACACCAGCCCTACGATGTGAGTCTAGTGCATTACTAGCACACTCGCGTATTGTTGAACCAATAGCATCTGAATAAAGATTCTTACTTAACATCTGCATCAATACTTGTGCAGAGTCTAAGTCTAACGACATACCAATAGTAGCTTGTGTACTATTGACTTCATGTATTAAAGATTGTGTTTGTTTTTCTAAGATCATGATTTCTAGTTTTAAATGTCTATTTTCTTTAGCCAATCAATAGTGTAACCGTTGTTCTCCTTGATTAGCATGTTAACTTTTGTAAATACTCCCTCTGTACTCCAATCACCATTCCTATAAGAAGCTGAAGCTGGATGACTAATTGGAAACTGCCAATCAAATCCTGTTAGATACTTTCTAACCTTTGATGCTTCTTTACCTAAGAATATTGTAGGAATTCCTGAAAATGCAAATATGTTAGTGAATAGATAATCATTAAATGAATCCCATAATTCTAAATGAGCTCCTGCTTTATTGATTTCTGTTGTTAACGCTGCATTATACATGAGCACTCCCTGGTGTGCTAGATAGCTGACATCTGGATCCTTAGCTCTATCAAGAGCAAACCCATTGTACAATTCTCTTTCTATACCACCATAAAACTGCTCCAAGCTTGGCTGTAATGCACCTGTTGTGCTACAGCCCATCAGTAGACCGTCGGCTACTGGAACTCCACTCCTTAGTACATGATAAGGACACATGCCTACAATGATAACCTTCACTTCATTAAGGGGTGTTTCTTTAAAGCATCTAAACACATCATGAGAGAAAGGGACAATCATCTTGCCCCTTTTACTCTCTGATTTTAAATGTGCATAGATCTTATCGCACTCCTCGCTTTCAATGAATGGTCTCATCTTGTCATGCCAACTCTCATGAAACATGTCTTTGAAATTGTCCCAAATCATAATGATAATTCTAATTGTTGAGTTAATTGTGGTGCACTAATGATTGCAGGTTTTCTCTGTGTAATAAGCTCACCTTGAGCATTGACAAAGAAACTGTGAGCACTCATGTGATCTGTCATCCAATTGGTAGGATGTGTCTCCTTCAAAGAGAATGTAGTGTGCTGGTATAACTCCCATAAACTGCTCTCAGCGCCATAATTGTGTGTAGGATGCTGTAGTTCCTTACGAATGATATTTAACTCACTAGAGCTAATAAATCCTTCTTCTACAATCATACGTCCAATCAATTCACCTTGCTGTCTTTTGGTAAGCTCTACCTGCTTCATCAACTCACGTTGAATCTGCATCTCACGGAATGAATCACCTGCACTCTTGATGTACTCAGTGATAGACTGTGGTGTGAATTCTTGGATATCACCCACATGCTTGCGCTTGAATGTACCCATGTCACCATTAACCATACCGTTAGCACAAATGAATACATGGATACCAATAGCAAACTTCAAGCTCACTTGCTTGTTGTAGCTATTCTGCCATGCAATCTGGATCTGCATCTCACTGTCTGCAACGTTACTAATGGTATACTTACCAGTAGCAACTTGACCTTCACCTGCCCAAGTATAAGCTTGTTTGTCAAGCTTAAAGCCTGACTTCTCTATACTGTTTAAGGTGGTGTCAATTAACTGTCCGTGACTAACTGGCTTGTAACGCTTAGTCTGCTCTGGTAACTTTACAGCTACCAAGTCTTGTAATGTTGTGTTATAAACTGGTCTTTTCATGATTGTGATAGTTTGATTTTAATTCCAAAAAATGATGATAATATTCCTTCTAGGTTCTCAATGCCTATGCATTCAATAGAGTCTCCTTCTGTAGTCTCTAACCATTCTGTCTCTTGTTGTATCTCATACACAAGATCTTCCAGCGCTACTGCTAATTGTTCAATATTCATATTAATTCTTTCTCTTTAAGATAATCCTCTATTGCTTGCATACCATGAGCTTTTGCTAAATCAGCCCAATCCTTAATGCCCTCAGATAAATACTTCCTGGGCACATTACAATAATCAAATCCAAACATCTGTGTGATCTGTTGTGAATTCTCTACGCCTGTTACATCGCTATCAAAACTGAGAATCTGACTAGCAGAATTACTCTTGATATACTCAACGTTCTCAGGAGAGAAACAACCTATGCCCTCATTCTGTACAGCACAGCTGCACGGGAATAGTTTCTTCATGACCATGTAGTCTTTCTTTGATTTGTTGATAAATGCTACATCACATAGTTTGATGTCATCTTTACCATCCATTGCAGTAATGGGTACATTATTTGGTACCCACTTGTTCCTTTTGTCTTTAGCATGTGGACGATATATCTTCCACTTGTCATCATATAGATAACCAAATCTAAGCTCATCTATACCTGCTGGAAACAGCTGCTTGTTTAGAAATACCTTAGACACACTATAGACATTGTTAGCTTTTAGATCTTCTATGTCTAGATGATACTGAGCCCAATACGCCAACTCTTCCTTTGTAAACTTCTTTACTACTACCTGGATATTAGAATAAGTCTTAGCCATCTTTACAGGTTGTTTATATTCTGTAATGATACGCTTATACTCTTCTGTATTTGTGGTTTTAGAAAAGCCCAGTCCAAGATCTCTATCGATAATTTCTAGTGTCTGTCTTAAATCTCTGAGATTAAATAACATTCTAACAAAATCAAAACATGATCCTCGTTTACTAGTGTCTGCAAAATCAATAAAGGTCAATCTTCCTTGCTTGTTACCAATCATGAAAGATGGATTGTTCTCGTTTCGAAATGGAGAAAAGGTTATAACATTAGGCACCCAATCAGTATTAGGCATATAATATCTAAAAACATCATACTCACTCACTTTGTCAAGCACCTTCTCTGGAGTGATAATAGAGGGACGCTTCATTCCGTTAATTGCCATTTTGGTAGTTTTTAGATAATAAGAAAGCCCAATCTAAGATAGACTGGGCTTTTCTGGTTTCACTAAAACAAATTATGGTACAATCTTAATAATCTGCTCCTTCTGTAGAAATTACTTTATCAGTTTCTACTAAGTTAGATGTAGAATCATAATCTTGAAGATCTTTGAATGTATAGTAATCTTTACATCCGTACTCTCCTGTTACATTAAGAACAAAACGTTCGTGTTGTTGTAACTCTTTAGACTTCTTGAATGAAACTCCTCTGATTACAGCAGCATCGTTATAGTTAACTAAGCGCATCTTCTTGATAGAATAACCTGGGAAGAATGCTTTGTTGTAAATGTTCTGATAAGACACTGGTCCTTCTTCTTTCTCCACAGTTTTAACTGTAGCCAAGACACCAACGCTAGCACACCACTCACCACCAATCTCATCTTTCCATTCTTTCAAGTTACCAGCGATAACCTTTTTCCAATCCAAAGTTACTTCGCAGTCATCTTTAGAGAAATCTAAGTTACCTAACCAAGTACGGAAGAATGTGATTAACTCCTCCTCACCTGTATATGCTACACGATAGTCACGCTTAGCAAACCAGGTAGGAAGATTGTCCTCACTAGTAGCCCAGCTACACATACCGATATTATTAACATATTGTTTCTTTGTACCATCCTTGTTAACACGCTTTGTGTCTTCCAAGAAGAATGTTACCTTATCAATGAAATCACTCTTAACATCTTTTAACCAGATGTCAACACGCACTTTTGCTACACCATCTTTCTCATAAAGATATTCTGTAGCCTTGCTGTCTTCCTTAAGCTCACGTCCAAGTATATCTTTATACTCTTCTGCTGTTGGGTTGATAGCAATTACGTCTGCTTCAAAGATTCCTACTTTCTTTGTGAATTCTTTTGTTGTTGTTACTTCTCTTTTCTGTCCTCCAATGGCCATGATTTCTAGTGTTTATTTGTTAAAAATTATTTGTAATACTCGTCAATTGTGTCTACTACTGTTTGTAAGTTATTAGGAATCTTGATGTTAGTAAACATTCCATCAGGACTCTTTGCAGGAAACTTCTTAAACCTATTGGTTACAAAGTTATACGTACAAGTGCCATCTTTATTCTCCTCTACAAATGTGTAAAGACAAATAGTCAATAAGCCCTCTAATACAATTTGGTTATCGATCAACTTACCTGCTGTCTTGATCTTGTATCCTGTTACTTCACCACCTTCTTCAATAGTTTCTGGATGTGTGAAATAGAACACTTTCAAATCTTCACGCAATTTACGAGCTTCTTGAAATAAAGCCACCATATCTCTAGCCATAATGCTAAATTTAGTGAAGCCAACTTCTGTAGCTCGTGACACAATGTTAAAACCCATGATGTAGTTTGAATCCTCAATCACAATGTTCTTAATGTGTGGTGCTTTCTCAGAGATTACATGCAACAATCGAGTGATCTCGACTGCGTCATCTAACTCTTTGTAGTTTTTCTTTTCAGCGTTGTACAAAGACTCAGCTCCTTTGAATGGTAACTCTTTCTTTGCTACATTAATGATGTACGTTTCTTCTGGATTTAGGTGTTTTACTGACGTTGATTTACCTGTTCCAGTGGACCCTACGATCCCAATCAATTTGCTTGCCATGTTATAATATTTAGTTGTTATTTAATACTCTAATTTACGGATTTTATGTGACATTTACAACATTGATTTTGTCTCTATCGAAGAATTCCAACGCCTTATTTAACCATTTTTCCTCTACAGATTCATCAGTGGACAGTATGTATATAACAGCTTTCTTATCTGGATTATTATACTCCATAGCCATACATCTATTTATCTTTTGTGCCAAGTTCTCTGCATTACTATCGAAATAGTTAATTATCACTTTGTTTAATGGTTTGTATGTAACACCTGTATTACCAATCTTTACAACAGCCATGTGATTACCTTCTCCTTCAGCAAACTTTTTGAAGCCCTCTTTGTCGGGCGATTTGCTGTGGTGTGATGGAATACCTAGACTGTCTGCACTATCAGTAGTACCACAAAATACAAGAACACGTTCGTCCTTATACTTATCTAAAATAGCTTTGGTTAATCTAACCTTGGCTATAGATGATTGAATAATCCTCATACGTTTCAGACGTAACATCATTGTGTTCTTGCCTTCACGTTCTAGTTGATCAATTACCCATGAACATGCATCAAAGTGCTTCTTCTCAGTTCTAGCTTTACCCTTAATGGTTTGAACTATCTTGTTATCTAGAGGAGTCTTAATCACTGTGATTTTATAATCAACAATAACTCCTTCTTCAATAGCTTGTTCAATAGGATAATGAGCTAACACTGGTAAATCTAGTCTTTGATGTAGTTCTGCTTCTGTCCATGAGGACAGCGTACCTGTCAATCCTAACACTTGATTATTAAACAATGTTAAATCATACGCAGCATCCAGCTGTGCATCAGATAACAAATGTATCTCATCTATAATCACTATATCATATTTGTTTGCAATATGTTTGTGCATAGATAGATGTGTTGTATAAGTGATGTTAGAATTCTTATACCCTCTTGTTTCAAAATCTTGTTCCCAAGAGTCTTTGATCTTAGCATCTGGATAAGCTATCAAGATAGATATATCTTTAGGCATTTGTTCCAAGATGTTAATGGTTGTATAGATTTTACCAAATCTAGGACATAGATTGAGGATACCCCATTTCTTTTCCATCCACACCTGTGCAAACTCCTTTTGTCTCTGGTTTCTTAAACTCATGATAAGAAATAAGTTTTATTTACTACTGATTGATAATCGGACTCTGTCATCTCTTTAAGACGTGGTAGTTCTTTGAACATACCTATCTGACCTAAGAAACCTAGACCGATTCTAACATCGTCTTCACCATAACTATTTTTAATTAGTCGTAATGATCTAAAATACTTAGCGCCATATTCATCTTTAAGCTTATCTAGTTGATAACCACTAGGGTCTTCCACTTTATATCTCATAGGATCAAATAATGCCACTACAACATCAGCATCGTTCTGTGTGCTTGAACTATCAGCAAAGTCTTCTAGCTGCGGTTCTACATCACCATTCTTAATCCTCATAGGGCTAGAGATATCACGATTAAACTGACTGACAACAACAGGCGTATATCCAAAGAAGTCACGAGCATATCTCAGCTCATCAGACATCTTGTCGATGGACGCTTTCTTTGTAGGATAGTCTTTAGTAGTCTTTAACAAACCAATGTGATCGATAACAACAATAGTGATAGTATTACTATCATTAGGTTCATACACTCTATTGTATTTGTCTATCTCACGTATCACACCATTCTCTTCTGCATGCTCTTTGAGCTGTTTAGCTATACCCACTGGGTTCTCTGGACCATCAATGATTGTAATAACATCTTTCATCCTGTCAACATATGATTCATATGTTAAGAATAGATCGTGCTCATCATGAGTCATCTTCTCCTTTTGCCAGCCCAATAGTTTAGGTACAGATATAATCATACCATGATCCATAAAGATCTTTCTACTCACCCACTTTGCAAACTTATATGTTCTACTACGCTCCATGGATCTATATATAATCTTCAGCTTAATGTCTGTATTATTAGCCTTAGAGATATACCAATCAAATGGATTGAGAACATACGCATCATCAATGAAACTTGTCTTACCTGAACCAGTTAAGCCACCCACCAATGTGTACATAGACTTACGGATACCAATGTATCTATTGAGTCTATCAAATCCCATAGGAATACCATTGTTCCTACCATCAAGTCCATTCTGAACTTCTTTTGCCAAATCTTGAAAACTCATATATTTGTCCCTCCTACTGGTTTAGTTGATTCTTTAATTGTAATACCTTCTCTAACCAACTCAATGAATGGTTCAAAGCTACGTTGTGTGAGATATGTCAAACTGTTCTGCATGTATTTAAGCTTGTTACTGTTGTTCTTTACAGAGTTCTCTTTCTTCTGTAAGATATCAAACTCTAATGCTCCTATTAGATCATCAGCTGTATACTCTCCTTCTGATAAAATAGCATTGAACTTAAGCTTACAGTTTTCTATATCTCTACGTAAAGCTCTTGTACCTGAGAACGTCTTACCTGCATGTTTAAATGTATCAGTACCTGGATAAGCTTTCCACCATCTATCAAAGTCTTCGCTTACAGGCTTGTTCTTAATGATCTTTTCAGTGGGTGCTTCTTCTTTGAGAAACTTCAATACATTCTTACCTGTAAGTGTTAGTTTATTCTCTCCTGATACCAGTCCTTTACGATAAACACCTTGACATATGATTTCAAGCTTAGCATCACCTTTAGACAACTCTTTAATATCATGGCCTTCCTCCACTAGTTTGAGGAGAAAGACCATGTCAAGAGTGAATCCAGATTTAAGAAGTTCTTTGAAATGATAAAGTGTTAATTTTACGTTCATAATTTCTAATTATTCTTTTATCTATTTTAGCAATTAAACTTTCAGGAATACAAACATTGATTCTAGCTTTCTCTTGTAGAATTTCTAGATCATTAAGATTGATTTTATCGCTCATAAAAACTTCAATTTGAGCCTTACCAGGATCATTTAATGAGTGATAAAATGCATGCATTTCTTCTTGTAAATATACTAAATCTTTCTGAGCCTCGTGCTCATAATCTTCGATGTGTATCATGATTTTTCTTTTTCGTACTCTCTAAATTTTACATCTAATGTGTGTCCTGTGTTATTCCAGAACTGGTCACAATAAAACTTACCCTCTTCACGAGGTGATTCAGCAAAGAACGATTGTCTCCACGGATTCTCTGGTGCTGTGAACCTATAGCAGTCATACTTCATAGGACACTTCTTGTCTCTACACATTGCGATATCAGCCATCGATTTCTATTTCTTTAATAACCTTGCTGTAATCATTTTTCTTTTCTTGAAGATGCTCAACATATGCTTCAGCAGCCTCCCTGCTATAAAATGTTTTTATTGTGCCTCCTAGTTCGCCACCTTTTATATACACTTCATATTCAGTATGTATATGCTTATTATGAGCAGGTATTGAAGGATTATAACTAAATCTAGCTTCTCTAATTTCTGTTACTGTTACTTTCATTGTCTTGTTGTTTTGATATTTGTTCAAGGTATTCCCATTTTACTATTTTAACGATTAAACCACATCCCGTGATAGAACATCTCCATTCTGCACAATATGGATCTTGGCAATTACATCTAAAACAATATACCTTCTCACCATTGGAAGTTATTCCCTCAATATCCTTACCTTTAATCGGAAGTTCCATTGTCTTGTTGTTTAGCTATCTCAATAAGTTTATCTATACAAGCATTCTCTGCTTCTTCGTATGTTTTAAACGCTTCGCTTGTCCATAAACCATATTCAGCTATGTAAACATTTGGCAAAATTCTACGAGGATGAATATGAGCACCATACATCTCCCTAAACCATCTAAATACTTGTTGTTTAAGTGGCGCAATAAAGGACTGATTGTTTGGGTAAACAGGCGAATTCATATTCCTGTAATGGAAGTCTTTGTTGCTAGAATACCAAGCTAAATAATCATCTCCATAATGCTCGCCGTACAATAGTTTTTTTAATTCTACTGCTTGCTCGTATGTTACAAATTCTTTATTCATTGTCATATTCCTTAAAGTTATTTTCAAAATAATGATTGGGTCTAAAGTGGTGTCTTACTCGCATATCCTCTAACCCATCTTTGTATGCTTTGACAATCTGTTTCTGTTCGGCATATAGA